CTTTGCACAGATGAACCAAGCTGAGTCTTTGTTGAAGACACAGATGGGGTCACAGTATCAACTGGATAAATATAAAGCTGACTTCCCACAAGAATATCAAAATAGTTTGTTGACTAAATTGAAAGAGCTTTCTACAGAAGCACCGTCTGCTCCTGCTTTACCTACCACAACACTGTCAAAAGAAGAGCTGCAAAAAGCAGATGATGCTTTGTTGGCTGAAGATAAGGCTAAGAAAGATCTAGATGTTTCAACAGTTGAGAATTTGAACAAGCCTAAGTTTGCTGTAGATTCTGACAGAATGAGACAGACCATCTCAAAGATAAAAGATATTAGAACAACTGCCTTTGATACTTTGAAACAGCTTCCTCAAATGGGGTCTATCAGTGATGATGCTATAGCTGTTGCTCAGGGCGACTACAGAATGATGAAGAAGAGAGAGGTTAATTTAACCGACCCCGCTGACATCAATGAGTTTGCTTCATTTGCTGCTGGTTATCAGAAGAGACTCGATGCTCTTAGAGAGCAGTATAAAGATCGACCACCTGTGAGACTCTATCATGGGTCTACAACAGAAAGAACACCAGCAAAATTAAAGCGTGGTTTCTTTGACCCACAAGGCATTGATGATAAAAAGCACATGGAGCTTGATATTGGAGCCACTTCTTTTACTAAAGACTTGCGTCTTAATTATTCTAATATAGAGTTTGGTGGGGGTGAACCAAAGAATATTTCCTTCACCGAAATTCCCTATGCTGATTACTTGTTTAGAAAAGTGGACATGCCTTTATCTGCCTATCAGAAGAAGGACATGAATGTGCTTGCTCAGGTGGTCACTGGTTCTCCCAACATTGCTAGGCCACTGGGCTTGCCAAGATCTCTTGGTTTTAGAGAAACAGAAGATGCTTTTGTTGAGTCTGAAAAGCTTGCTATAAAACAAGATAAAGAAACAGTGCAGAAAACTTTTAACTTGTTTAAAAAACAAGAAGAAGTGTCTGCTGCATTACAAAATAAGCTTGAAACAATTTCAAATAAATATGACATGCTTGCTGGCCCCGGCAAACAACAAACTCTTCTTGCTAATGAAGCCTATAAAAACATTAGGCTTCTTATGTTGAATGAGTTTAGACAAACAGGTGGAAAGACAGCTTTGAAAGAAGGAATGATTCCAAGCTTTGAAAGCAATCAAACAACTATTAATAGACTGAGACTGTTGAATAAAAGCGGCGAATATCAATTTAGCATGCAAGACTTACTGGCAAAAACAGCTAAGGCATTGCAACAAGCTGGGTCAACAGATAAGGCAGAAGCTTTGCTTGAGCTTAAGAAAAATTTAAAAGAAATCTCTACGCCGGGGCCATATAAAATATCTAATGAATATGAAGCAGAGAATGTGAAGAAGATGACAGAGGCTGTTAATTCTATTCGCAGACTTGTTGGTGGTGAAGAGCGAGTGATTCAAAAGCTTGAAGGAGCCGAAGGCCCAGCTTCACAATATCCAAAGAATGTTAAACGATTGGGATTGGCTAAGGGTGGGTTAGGCTTGAAAAGACAAGGCAGCGAAGAAGGCTTAGCACCTTATGGTGTTAGACATAGTGGAGAAAGTGTCAAAGGTAAAGGATACTTTGGTGAGCTTACCACAAAGGAAGGGGAAGTGGCTACAGAACTTTCATCTGAATTTGAATATAAAGGAAAGACAGTAGAGCATCCTCTGCTTGTGCCAACATTAACTAAAGGTGAGGTTGATCATCTGTTGGCTGGTAAAGAACCAACAGCAAAGATCTATGACAAGGCTGAGGGCTGGGCTAAGCAACGCTTAGAACAAGGGAAGAGTCCCTTTGCTGCACCAGATGAATTGAGAATGCCTGCACCAGATAAAGAAACTAAATATAGAAGAGGTGGGCTGGCTAGCAGAAGAGTATAAGAGGTGGTTCTCCTGTAGAGAGTCGAACTCCATTATCTAGATTACAAATCTAGCGCATCACCACCAATGCTTCAAGAGAATAATAAGTTGTTGGCGAACCAATTGTCATTTGGTTTGGGGCGTTTACGGGTTACGCTCCTGTGCCCGACAGGTGTTTGACTAAGACCTCGACACCAACACGGCTGGGGACTAATCGTGGATGAACCCACATTGGTGTCAATCCCCATGCGTGATAGTTGTTGGTGGCCGGTACTGATCTCCGGCTTATAGGAACACGCTAAAGCATCCGAACCTGAACGGAAACGGACTCCGCACATCAGTCTGTGCATCCACCAACACGGCTGGGAACTGTTTGTCCAACGATTGAAAGCCTCATATGGCTAACGATTGCTGGCAGTTCCCATGCGTCTTGGAGGGGCATACAGGAATCGAACCTGTATTGAGAGCTTAGAAGGCTCTTGCATTATCCGTTATACTAATGCCCCTTTTAACCAAGTCTAGGTTGTCAAAGTAGGCTCTATCAAACCCCCTCTGCCATTCTTTACCCATCATAGATGATGGATTATACTGGTTAAACAGCCATTTATTGATGAATGCTTTGTATCCCTGTTCAAATTGGATACGCAAAGGAGCATGGCGTTCTTGTTTGATGTTCATGGATATTCCTTCAACTGAGATATTTTGATGTTCCAACAATCAGACTTTACCACATAGCCATTGGATGGGTCAATGGTGCCTTTCTGCATAAACACAGCATCTTGCAAATATTGTTGCTTTTCGTACACACCCAAATACCACCCCACTGAGAAGTCATTCTTCACTCTAACAAAACAATAGTAGTCACATTCTTGTTTTGTGTTGAGATCTGCAATGGAGCAGTCATATGTTTCCAAAGGCACATAGCCTGTTTGCTTTGTCTTCACATCTATCAAGCTTCCTGATGGATGTATCAGGTCATAGTCGTATGTGTTAAACAAAGTACCACCCAACACCTTCTGAGCAATGGCCTCACCAATGAAGCCAGCAATATTGCCAGCCCCCCTAGTTATACTATTATATAACTGTCCCATCTCAACAGCCTTATCCCTTGCTTCAACAAGCATGTTTGGTGTAATGACAAGTTCTTTCAAAGGCTCTCTCCAATCTCTACAAAATCCACAGAAATATTCCACATGTGTGGATATGTAGCTTGTTTCTTCAACCAATCAAAGAATTTATCCTGTGCCTCTCCAATGGACAAGGCGCTGATATGCACCTGTCCTTTGAAGAGATTGCGTTCACTTTTGTAAGTGGCGACAAAGTTTCGCATGTTAACGAACTGGGCAGGCACCAGTGGCACAGTCATCATCAAGCCCAATGTTAGCTTCATCAATTGATGTGATGAGTTTAGTGCTAGCCACTAGAGCGTTATATTGCTCCTCTGTAATTTCTTCCAGCGGTGCCTGATGAAAGCCATGCTCTGAGTGCAGCAAGAAAGACAAACTCTTGTGATTGTTCTTGTAATGTTTCTTGAGATATTTCTTAATCTCAGGCAACTCTTCCTTGCGATAGTAAACCGTGCAGCTTACGCTGTTGTCGCTCCACACTTGTTGCAACCATTTCACTGTTTCCAGTTGCTGAATGGCTGTCATATCCTTAGCCAGCACAGCATGATCAGGGTGTCGGAAGGGGAACGACACAACCATAGTGGAGTGGTCTTCGCTGCCATCAAAGTTGCGCTGATATTCCACAGGATACCCACTGTCTCTGCACACATTAACCAATGAATGGTTGGATGCAATGCGGATGCGTCTAATCATAAACCTAGCATAGGCTGGATGACATCCCGGTGTCACTCCCGGCAGTAAGGACAGGGTGCCAGAAGGCTTCACAGTGGTGAGCTTCACTGACTTATTGAAGCCATGCTTTTGGCTGTAGAAGGCATCGAAGTTACGCAGCTTTTTGTAAGCCACATCAAGCCAACTCTTCTGCTCTTCTGTTGCCTGCAACACACCAGTGATGCCAATGCCCATACGCATGTTGCTGTGGACAATGGCTTCTGTCTGCTCCAAATGGCAGGGCAAAGAAAGGCTATGCTTGTTAATGCGATAGAGCAGGGTGGCAATGTCAGAGAATTCTTCTTCGCTTGTGATGTTGGGCAAATAGATTTCTGCCAAGCAGCAGGTTTCTTTATCAGCCAAGCTCTGCTCAGCACAGGGGTTGTAGCCCTGCACCAAAGGATCTGGATACTCTGTCTCACCCAAGCGTCCCACCTTGCGAGACAGTCGCAAATTGATGAGGCCATAAGGCTCTCCCTTGCCTTCATATCCATCCCAGAAGAATTCATGCAAGTCATTGATGTCATCACAGACAACACTGTTGTTTGACATGGCTCTCCATGAGGGAATGTTGCCCATGTCCCAGCGTTTAGCCAGCAAATATTCAACATCATCAGCGTCACCAATGGCAATCTGGGCTGAGCGTCTTACATTACCAGCCACCACAATGGAGCCAATGATGTTCATAATGTCGAGGCAGTCAATAGGTCGAAGTTGTTTACCTGCTCTCTTCTCCAGCACAGCAGAGATGCTGGTGATGCCATTGCACAGGTCTTCTGGGCCGCTGGCTGTACCACCAAAGCCTTTGATGGGAGCACCCTTGCCACGCACAAGCTGAGCACCATAGGTGAAGGTGGCAGCTTTCTCGCTGTCGCTCAGAAGAGCCGCTTTAAGAGTTTTACCAAGGAGTTTGACCCATCCCTCACGGCTATCAGGGACAATGAAGTCAGCGTCACTAGCATCAGTGCGGGTAGGGCAACGAAAATGTACATTAACAGGAGGAAGTTTTTCAACATTTTTTCTCTGAATGTTATAACCTACACCACTACCAAGCATCAGTAAATCCATAGCCCAAGTGAAAGGCTCAATGGGTTTATCAATCACAGTGAAGGCACAATTCTGTAGGCTGGCTAGACCAAGCCTGTCAACAGTGGGGGTGCCAAGCTGCCACAGAAACCTGCCAGCAACAATGCCCTTTAAACCTAGCAGATAGCCCCGTAGACGCTCTTGTTCTGCTGGGGTGAAGCCACACCCTAGCTGGGTGTTAGCAGACTCTACAACACGATTAACAGTGTCTTCAAATTCTTCTGTTGGGCTGTTGATATCAGCCTCATTCAAGCGGCGTGAATAAGTTCTTTTATAAGTGATGTAGCCAATGGTTGACCAAGGGGTCAATGTGTTTTGCATGGGGGTTTTCTCCGAAGGTGAAGGAGCAGAAAGCTCCAGATGGGGGGATCAGTTATACCAAAAACTCAGGAGCTATAAGGCTCTGGTTTATCTTTATTTTCTAAGTAAGCGGTCACTGTTCTAGATGGATGGATGTCCTGTGTCTCATCTACATAAAGCACACCATCTTTAAGCGGATAACCATACACAGTTTCTAGAAAGTTTAAGAAGCTTTCTACCACCTTGTGCCAAGTTTGTCCCTCTGACACAGCCACCTGCATACCAACAGCGTGGTCTGTTTGTGTGTCTTCATTAAAATAAAAACTATAATTGTCCATGTTAGTCTTCAAAGAGTGATGGGAAGAGTGAGGATAACACAACTTTGCATTGCTGTGCAACTTCTCTGTGTTCTTTTTGTGTGGAAACATCACATCGAATGTCAACATAATGCAACCAGCTACGAAGGGTGCCATTCATATACATGCGAGACATGGCTAGTCCCTCAGGTAATATCTTCCTAGCCACCTCCTTAGCTATGCCCTGCTGTAGGGCTGCTTTATAGGCTTCTGTAGATTGCTTCCACACAGCAACTTGCTGCTCATCCCACCAGCGTTGAAGCTCTCTGTCTTGGGTGGGGATACTGTTCTGTCTATTCTTGTTGTCTTGCAGCCTAGCCTCACCCCTGTCCCAGTTAACCACCTCAGCATAGCGTTGGCTAAACTCTTGGAAGCTAAAGCTTCTGTGCCTTAAGATTTGTCTAGCAATGTCTCTGGTGGTTTCAATTTCCATGCAGACATTAACCATCTCAAAAGGACTCCAATGTTTGTTCTTGATGAGATATTTTAAAAGCTTAGAGGCAGTGGCAGGGTTGTCTTGGTTTTCTGGATTAGACACCCTAGCCATATAAGCCACTAGATTTTCTGCGTCTGGTGTTACCCAGATAAGTTTAGCTGTCCCCATACTTTTCCTCAATGCCATCAATGTATTGCTCTGCTTCACTGGGAATCATGTAATGATTGAGTAAAAGCTTACAAGCTTCTTTAATTTTGTGCTGGTAAACAACATCTTCTTTGTGGACAAAAATAGAATTGAATTGTGATTCAAAAGTTTCTTTAAGACTATCAACAACTATGTCATTAATCTGATCATCATTCATAGATACTAACTTGTTGTCTTTCTTTTCTTTATCTAAGTATGCAGGCGTATACAACTTACCTTCTTCAATCGCTTTAGACAGCATAGTAACAAAGCCAAAGTTAATCAGCACCTGCACTGCATCCTTGTCCATGTCCAAGATGCAATCAGCACTGCCATCTTCATTCTCTTTAACCACTTGAAAATCAATCTTCATTTCTTCTTCCTTAAAAGTTTTTCTTCTGCTGTCTTTTCTTGGTGGCAGCTACGGCATAACACCTGCAACTTATTCACCTCACAGAAGATACGATCAATGTAGATGTCCCAATTAATAAATCCTTTAGCAGGGTCTACCACTGGATTGATGTGATCAACTTGCACATCAGCAGCTACATACTCTTGCTTACACATTGCACATTTATAATGCTGTGCCAACATGCCTGTCTTCTTGTTCTTCTTCCTACCAACTAACGCAGCCTTCAACGCAGCATACTTAGGAGGCCACCTACGAGAGGCTGCTCTAAGCGCCGATGTTACAAAGCTACGAAACCTAGCATCTGTCCACTGTCCATCATTTCTTGTCTTGTTCAATGGGTGTGTCCAAGATGTTGGACATATCTGCACTGCTCTGTTCCTGTGAGAACATGTCCTGAATAATGTCCAGAGCTTCTTCAAGATCTAGAGCAACAAACTCAGCAGATATTTCCAACCCCTTATGGGTTTCCTCATACTGCACAATGAAACCATTAGAGGCTTGTCTAATGTTGACATTTAAAGACTCATTCATTCTAGTCCTTCAATGTCAATGTGATTGATTATCAATTCGTTAACATCAGACAAAGCATCTTTGATTGGAATTTCAACATATTCCCTGATGGTTTCCTCATCAATATATGTTGACAGCAAATCAAGAGGGTCGATGTATATTGTCATAGACACTTCCACCTTAATCATTTCATGTTCTCCAAGCGTGTATCTACAAGCTGAGCATATCCAATAATGTCATGCCAGCTATCTTTGTAGAAGGGATCACCATTAACAATGCGAGAAAGCTTATTACATATCATGTCTAAACTTTCAGCCATGTCTGGGTCTAGCAGGTGATAGTTTGGGCCACTCCTAATAACTTCTTTCAAGTCTTGGGAGATGGTTGCCACACTCATATAAACCCCATACTTCCTACCACGCTCATCCAATGTTTCAGCAATGTTCATGTTAATGTTTCCCTCCAACTGTGGCTGTATCTGCTGTCAAAGTAATTTCATCACCAAAGCTATTATGGTTTAGATCGAAGTCCACTTCACCAACATCACCATAAAATTTGTTGCAATGCTCCATGATTAGGTGGGCTATGTCAGCATTCTTTTCCATGAAGGGAAAGACAGAAGCAAGCAACACACCCATAGCAATGAGCTTATCAATATCCTCTTTGCCCATAGTGACAGGCCCAAAGCCACTCACCAACACTTCGAAGTCGCCATCCCATTCAGCACCAGCTTTATGGTTGGGCCGTAAGATGACAGCAATGTCGTTGGGTTTTATCTGTGTGTCTTTCATGTGGGTTCCTCCACTGGTGGTGTCCATGTTTGTCCTTCATAGCGTCTAAGCCAAAGCAATATACCATTCTCTAGTACACGCTCTACATTTCCTTCATAAGCATCAACACATATTTTATACATGTCTAGCTCAGATACAGCTTCCTTCATCATCTTGTCTGCTGTTATGTTTCCAATGCCACGCAAACCAATGATGTTGTCAGCACTATCACCAGTGAGAATTTGCCTATAGAAATTGTATAGGCCTTGTTCTTTGGTGATGTAATAGCTTTTCTTGTTAACAAAGTTGTGGTGCCATCCCTCAATCTGGTCGAGGTCTTTATCCACAGAAGAGATGATGCAACCATCCCCAAGCTTTGTTGCCTCAATAGCTATGGCATCGTCAGCCTCTTGCCCATCAACAACAACAGCACCCCACTCCTTCACCATGTGCCTTCGTAGGGCAGCTAGATGGGGAGGTTTGGGTGCTGTGCGATTGCCTTTATACACGGCTGTCTTTGCCACATCAATCCTGAAATTATCTTTACCTGTTAGATATAGTTTCCAAGCATCAACAAAGCAACCAGAAAAAGTGTTGTCCACCCCGCACATAAGGATGTCAGCGATATAACTATTAAGAGAGTGCTTAGCAGTTGTTTCGCTTTCTTCCTTACATGCGAAAGCAAGTCGATAACCAATGATGTCGGCATCAACTAAGGCTATCATCAGTCATTAGGCTGATCAAGGGGCAATGAAAGCTGTGCTTCTTTAGCCTTGGCTTCTTGCTCAGCAGCCTGCACTTGAGGAGCAGCTTGTTGCTGGATGGCAGTGATGTGCTGTGCAGAATATTCAAAGGGAAGTTTTCCCAATCCTGTCAGAGCAGCATTCACAGTTTCGATATGGAGATCAAGTTTGATTTGCATTACAGTACATCCTCATCGTTAGAAGAAAGCTCAGTATTCCCTGCATATTCCACAAGGTCAGTGATCACAAGTTTAATCAAGGTGGGAGACAAGCCCTTCTTGTTTTTGAATGTCCATTCATAGACACCCACCAAAGCTTTGGCCTTGCTGCCATTACCCACATCCTCTTCAATCTCATCACCATCCACATCAAAAGCTTTGATGGGGCGGTTCTTAGATTTACAGGTGATGTAGCGCCCCATATCAGCCTTCTTCTCTTTGTCTTCCAACACGCTGATGCCCATCTCTTCCAAGGCAGAAACAGCAGCATCAGACAAGTTGCAAAGATTGACTTGGTAAGCATTGCTCAACTCATTCATCTTCTTCAATTGTGCCCAATAAATGTCACACTTAATCTTCACTTTAGGTTTTTCACTCATCATCAATTTCCTTTATCAAAATCCACCAGTATCGTCAGTGGCATTCACGCCAGTTGTTGCCAATCTTTCCCTCAGCATCCACTGGACATCTAAATTGTAGCACCTCACCAGCTTTTGTGGCAGCAGCTTCAATTATTTCTACGGCTTGTTGTGCATGTGCAACATCCACTTCCCATTGCGTTTCATCGTGAACAAAGGCCACCAGCCTAGCATCTATACCTGCCTCAGCAATGCCCTTTGTAGCCTCTACAAGCCACTGTTTTGCAATGATGGCACCTGCGGATTGGAGCAGGGTGTTAAGGGCTGCATGCTCCGATCTAATCCACACACGCCTACCATCTAGACCGGGGAGATTTCCCTTGGTCATAAACTTACCAATCTTCTTCTTCAAAGAAGCAAGGCCGGGGGTGTTGTTGACAAAACTATCAATCAGCTTTCTGCCTTTGGTGCTGTTGCCACCAACAATGGAGCCAGCCTTTGCTGCACCTGCACCATACAACACCCCATATGTCAGAGTTTTTGTCACATTCCTAGCCTTCTTGTGGTCAACATTGTTGTCATCCTTCACTGTGCCTTTAGCCACCAAGCCAAATGACTGAGCATTGAACCAGTGAATGTCTCCCTTCAACAGTTCTTCTATCCATTCCTTGTCTTGGAGGTAGTGGCCTAAGCAACGAAGCTCAATGCCTGAGAGATCAACACCCACCTGCACCTTGCCCTTAGCCACAGTCCACATCTCTCTACACTCAGCACCGAATGGACTACCAACAGCAGGCACCTGTGCCATGTTTGGATTGCTGTGTGTTGCTCTACCTGTCACAGCACCGTTGGTGATCACCCTGCCATGCACCCTACCATCATCTTGTACAAGCTCAAGCCAGCTACCAATCTGTGCCACTCTCTTTTGCAACATCAGATATTCAGCAACAAGCTTTGCTTCTGGTAGGTCAATGCTCTCTAGCACCACCTCATCCACAATGAAGTTGCCTTTGTCTGTCTTCTTGGTGAAGACAACACCCAAACCCTGTAGCCTCTCACATATCTGCTGTCTGCTGCCGGGATTGAAGATGGTGGTTTTGTCTTTGAGCTTCTTGCCTGTCTTCTCAGAGATGCGCTCTTCAACAATGGGAGGGAACACAGCCTGCATCTTTGTTTCAATGTCAGCCATGCGTCCGCTAAGCTCAGCTTGCAGCATCATTGCTTTGCGTTCATCAAGCATGAAGCCATTGTCTTCCATCCGCTTACAGATGACAGCCACCTCATGCTCAAGTTGAATGCTTTGGTCACTAAAGCCTTCCTTAGCCATAGCTATGACTAGGTGGCTATACAACTTGTTGGTTAGCTGAACATCTTGCTCACAATATGTAGCCATCTCTTCTGTTAATCCACCATCGAAGTCGGTGAAACCAATCTTGTGACAGCCAAGCCTGATGCCCCAAGCCTCAAGGCTGTGAGGGCTAGGTGCCTTCTGTCCTTCAATGAAGACAATATCAATGTCTGGTTTGTATAGTCGAGACATGATTAATGTATCGCATAGCAAACTGTCATTGATGTCAACACCCCACACCTTCCTTAACACAGGGGCATCAAAGCCTATGATGTTGTGTCCACAAACAATGTCACCATCCAACACTTGCTTTAAGCTGTCTGGGTTTGTATGACGCTTAACTACACCATCCTTCATCGTCACACAAATCCAGATGGTGTTGTGTGCTGTGTTGGTTTCAATGTCTAAAAATATCATGGCTCATTAGTGATTGTTCAACACTTGAAGCAAGATGTTGATACTCTGTATCACCATCATCTGCTCTTGCATTGAAAGTTGATTGAAGGCAGGGAGAGGTGAGGGCCACTTACCCCTCACAGCTTCCCAATATTTCTCTACATCACTCATCTTTTATGGCTTGCTCATAAACAGTGTTGAGTGTTTCAAACCCATTGTCGTTCTTCTTCACAACAATAGAGGTGCGAATCGCACCAGTGCCAAGCTTTGGATGATTAAGTCCATACACCTTAGCCACTTCCACCTCACCATCTTCTGTCTCCAGAAAATAAAACACAGGCTCACCTGTGAAATAAACCACTGGCTTTATCATAGCAAATCTCCTTCTTCAATATGATGTTCCAACATCCTACCAGTGTGTTTGTTATAAAGCAAGTTACAAGCTGGGCCTGTTGTCCCAGAGTAACGATTCTTTAACACTCTCACCTTGGTGGTGTTTCTAATTTCCAAGTCTTCTGCCTGACCATTACGCTCTAAGCCAATCACCATGTCACTAAGCTGTGCAATGGAGCCACTACCCCTTAGCTGAGCCAGAGAGGTGACAGCCCCTTCCTCATGGCCCTTGTCAGCAGGACGCTTGAGGTGGCTAACAATGACAAGAGCTATGTTTGTTTCTTGTACCAGCATGCGAAGCTTGGTCATAATTTCATCCAAAGCTTTGCGCTCATCCCCATTCTCTTGTGCAGAAATGACAATGGAGATGTGGTCAAGGAAAACATATTTGCAGCCTAAGCCCTTAGCCATGTAGCGTACACGGTTGACAATGTTGTCAATGGAGGTGCTGCCAAAATGATCAAACAGAAACAGTCTGTTGGTTCCCAAGGTGGCATCAAAGGCTCTCTTCCTTTCCTCATCCCCCACTTCATTGTCTGGTAGATGCAGAGGTGCATTGGCAGCTAGAGACATGATGGACAAGGCTGTCTTCTTCACACTCTCTTCAAGAAACATCAAGCCAATATTTTCTGTTGTCTCTTGCACCATGTGCCACACCACTTCTCTCAACACTTGGCTCTTGCCTAAGCCACTACCAGCAGTGATGCAGACAAGTTCACCAAAGCGTATGCCATAGGTGAGATCGTTCAGTCCTGCCCAAGGGTAGAAGCAATCGGCTGGTGCCATTGGTTTAGATATTTCATCCCAGAGGCTAGCCCCTGACACAATGCCATCAGGGACAAACTGCTCAGCCCTCCACCACCTGTCAACAAAGCCAGCTTCTTTGCTATCACTCAACCAATCACAAGCATCCTTGTAGTCAGGAGTGCTTTTAAATATTTTACATTTGCTACCAAACAATTCAGCCACTTCCTTAGCAGCCTTAACTCCATGCTCATCCCCATCAAAGCAAACAACAATGTTTTCAAAGCTGTTGATATATTCATACTGTTCTTTGCAGTCTTTCAGAGCAGAGCCAGCACCATTGCGAATGGACACAACAGGATATTTAGAGCCTGTCATTTGGAATGCAGCCAGTGCATCAAACTCACCCTCAACAATGGTGAGGTATTTACCACCACTGGAGAACATGTTCTGTCCAAACAATGTGCCTGTCTTCCAAGCACCTTCAGTGGAGAATGTCTTCTCCTTCACGCCTCTTACCTTAGCAGCTACAAGCTGTCCATCTTTGTTGTGATAGGGGAAGTAGTAGCTGTTGTCTGTCTTCACCACTCCATACCTTTCCATAGAGGCCTTGGTGATGCGTCTGTCAGAGACAGAAACAGCATAGCCTTCGCTATAGTTTTTCAGGAAAGAAGAAGAGGGGGTTTCATTGGTGGTGTCAATCACTGTGTGGTGTTCCTTAACAAGGGTGGAGGGAGTGTATGTATGGCATACAAAACACTTGGTGGACATGTCATCGTTAATGGCTAATGCATCACTGCTACCACAAGAATGACATGGTTGGTGGGTCTTAATGAAAGGCATTGTACATCTCATTTGATACCCATAGGTTATTCATTTAATAGATAAATGAAACCTATAAGTATATATAAAGTATTAAAGGAGGGAGTTCATGGTAAAGCTTTTCCTAACCACTGTCAAGACAGTAGTGCAGCATTACCACAAACCCCTGTTCATGGGCAACAACATAGGAACACTGTTGTTACATCATCCAGACTATCAGGCTGTTGTTCCAGCCCCCATCACTCGCTCTAGAATTATGCTCCACGATGGCACCTCTGTGACCAACCCCAAGTAGATGCCTTACTAAGTCTTTTGCCCTTGGTGCTACTCCCGACAAAAAACTAAAGCCCTTACTGCTGCTCACTGATACCGCCATATCAGATAGTAGAGCATGAGTAAAGGCTTTCATTAGACTGTCACATGGCGGTGCTTCAATCTGCTGGTAGTTTTACATACCTATAGGGGTGTTGTCAAGCGTGGTGTGCTTTTTAGCAGATCTTCGTAGGCTTGAAACAACATATTCATCCTTGAGTTGTGTAAAGCAGACACACCAAGCAGCAAATTAGACAGTTCATCCTCAGTGACTGGCTCTTTTCTGTCCAGCACTGCCCAAAGAATTAGATCAATATCTTCTTTAGTTATCCATGCTGCCATGATGAGATCTTCAAGTTGATTTAGTTTCATGTTTATCCTTTGTGTGTTGGTTTGCTTGCTCTAAAGATGTGAAGTAGGTGTTGCATCTAGTGCATCTCCACACCTGCCCATCCTTCACCCTTGTCCTATCATCCAAGACACCGGGAGGTCTGGTTGTCCATGTGCGGATAGGCTCTATCATTTGAACACTATTCTGAATGTTCCACAAGAGGCACATCTAAGCAGCCTTTGTTGTTGTTTGAAAATGTGGGCACACTTGGTCATGTCATTCCTCCTGATAAAGCTCTCTGACAAATCTGCTAGCAACAAGATAGAAGTTGTGATTTCTGGAGGTGTCTTTAACTTCCTTGTGCTTAAGCTCAAGATGTTCAGCAGCACACCTAACGCCTGCTTCAAAGCCCCTTAGGAACCATTGATACCTCTGCTCAGCCTGTCGCAAGCCTTCGTCTGTCACAGGTATCTGGAAAGACTCAGCCCTACGCCATGCATTGTATGCTCTGGTACGCATATCATTCCTTTCGTTTATATTCTGCGTTGTCCCAATAAGAAGTGCAAGTCTTTTCTTCTTTGTCATAGGGAGGGTCACAGAAATATGATTGCCAATGGGGAGTGGGTGGTGCTGTATGTCGATAGCAAGTATCTTTGAGGGGACAATCCTGTCCCTCACACATTGAAATGTCAGGCATTGTTTTTCTCCTTAAGTGATTTTTGAATATCATTTGCCAAACCCATCAAAGCGGGCATTTGGTCATAGCTAGGCCACCAACTGGCAAGTGCTTTAATCTCCTCATCGGTCAAATCTACCCATTGGCGGGGTGGTTTTGTTGTTTCTTCTGGGCAAACGCAAGTCGGTGTAGTACCCAACCCCCACCGCTCTCCACATTTCCAGCATTGTCCGTAAAACATGGTCACTCCTTTATGCCGTGTGCGGCTTCAATGGCATCGTTTACTTGATCTGCGCCCAATTGAGCAACCATTATGCTTACGGCTCGTCTTCGCTTTATTGCGCCGCATTTTTCGCACTCAGATAGTTGATGGAGTGAGCCTTCATAGTCTCCGATAGCACGACTCCACTTGCTCCACTTGTGCCAACAAAATTTAAACACCGTTCTTCTCCTTGAGTTTGGCTTCGACTTTGAGCATCATGCTGCAAGTTCCTATTGGCAAACTTGTAATGTCAGCCATGTCCTCATCCGTCAGCTCAACCCAATCACTCTTTGGATACAGAGGCCACACCTGACCAAGTGGTGTAAACAAAGGGCAGTCTTGATCTGTGCTGACCACGCCATTAGATGGGTCATACCATGCTATTGGTTTCATGTGTTCTCCTTGAATTGATAATCTTTAAAGACGGTTCCCCTGCTTGCATCGCCTTTCCAGCATTCGTTTACCCATCCCCGCTTGCCTGACTTGTAAGTGCGCCAATGACCACGAACCTGATGACGGCGTGGTGTTGCGTGGGTTCCACCTTGATAATCATTTTTTGGTTTAGGCGGTTCAAGTACCACTGTATGCCAGTCAAAAGTTAAAGCGGGTTTGCCTTTTGATTGACGCTTTTGGTTGATAAATGTGCGTTTTGGTGTGGGGCGATAACCCTGCGATTGATGAGCAAGTTTTATCAACACTGCAAGCACCATTCGGTGGACAGGTTTAACATCTTCAAGGGTTATTTCTTTGTCCTTCTGATAAATTCTGAACCCTTCTTCGGTAGAAACATAAGCATATGGAGAAAAGTATTTGCCGCCATGCCACATGGAGCAACCGCCCACAGTTATTGAATCATCGCCCCTTAAAAGCCAAAGAGCAAAGTCTTTTCCTTGCGTATCTAAGCCAACAATTCCCGTTCTTTTTGAAGGCAAATTCATCAAAAAATCTGCGGGAACTTTTGTGTCAAGTGCAGGCTCCATTTGCCCAACATCAAACCACAAAGCAGTTTCTGGCTCAGGCGCAAACTTGACGGCCTTGCAAACCAATGGAGTCATTGAGGATTCTCCTCGTCATCAAAAGCCATTTCATGTGGATGTGAAATGTCATCATGGACAATAACGCCAAACTCATTCGCCAGCAAAAATCTGCCGCACACTATGCAGTAATAACCTTCTGTCATGTGTTCTCCTCGGCGTAGCCGTTCTTTTGCTTAAGTTTGGCTTCAATGGCTCGGGCAAAGTCTGCAAACGATGCGCCATTAGTGTCATCCCATGC